TTACTGTAAAATCACCTATGAGAGTAGCATTACCGGTTGTAGTATCACCAACACCACCCGACGCAGTTAACGCTTCGTCTTTAAATATGTTAACCATCTCATTGGTTTTGTTTATCCAATTTTGAAAAGTATCTGTGTTGTTTATAATAGTTATACTTGGCTTTGCCATATATTATCTCTGCTCTAATTTGTCTAGTCGTTTATCCATACCAATTAATGAATTTTTAAGTTCAGCAATATGATTCTGAAGTTGTGTTATTTTCTTTTCTACTAATTTTTCGCGTTTGTATCTCAGCAACGCGTCTTTATCAGTATTTAGAACACCACCTGATTTATTATCTTTTTTCATTATATCGCCTTTATGTTAACGCAATAGCGCGATAATCTTTAAGTGTAGGTACGTTATATATGTTTGTAGAAAGCATATCAATTCGAATTGCAAATCTTCTAAATCCTTCAAAGGTACCAGCCGTACTTGTGTAAGTTACCGCATCATCAACTTTATCAACATCAGCAACTCTATATTTGAATTCTTTATAATCATTTACGTTAATAGTAGATGAGAATGTTCCAGTACCTTCAAATAACTCAAGTTCAATCCATTCCAAAGAAGCAAAATCATCACTATCGAAAACATTTTGTGGTTTAATATAAACTTTAATGTCAGTATTGATAGGTCTATAACCAGTTACAATTACATTCATATCTTCAGCGTCTAAATCTTCTGCCAATTCAATAGTTTTTGATATGAATTTGCCAGTGGTTGCTGAATCGTTTGTTACTTTATATTGATAAGCAATTAACTTGGATGATTCAATATCAATAAACGGAGTTGAAGTACGATTAGAACCATTACTCATATTTATATTTATATCGAAATCTCTAGCACCAGATGCGTCATTTGATCTGCTGTATAACAAAACACCGTCTTTATTGAAATGGTTATTATCGCCAAATCTCATAGGAAGTTCATAAGAATTATTAGCAGGATTCAAGAACGAACCCATCATTGCAGTCACAGAAACAGAATCATTTGCTTTCATGATCATAGGCTGTATATAGCTCAATTGGATGTCATCAATAGAAACCAAATTAGCTTGGAAACCGCTATCAAGTCCGATTATAATAGTCTCACTTGTAAATATTCTTGAAGGTTTAGCTGTACTTGATTCCAAGTGCATTTCTGTTGGGTTATTTTTATCATAATAACATAGTGAACCTGTTACAATAGGCGCACCAGAACCACCAACAACATTATATGAAGATGTTCTGTCTAGTATTGCCGTGTTCGCGTTTAAAGTTAATATTTTAAAAATATCTTTTCTTGTTTGTCCAGCGTCTCTTATTAGGATTTCGTCGCCTATATTATATAGAGTAGAAACATTGTTCAATGATAAGACGTTAGAATTTAATGGTATTGCAGCACTTGCATATGCACCTTTCAATTGATAAATCAATTCGCCAGCTTGGAATCTACCAGTAATGTCATTAACTGTAAAGAATTCATTTCTGTTATTAGTTAAAGTTACATTACCAGTACCTCCAGCAACATTAAAATCATGGCGATAAAGATTGAATTTGACATCTTCATCTTGATATGATTTCCATGCACGATTGTTAGTCGATGTGAATAAAACACCGTCACCCCAATCTTGTACAATAGAGGTTCCGTTCGTAGGTCCCGGCGTCAAATCAACACCTCCAACTTTAGATGTAAACACTAAATAATTAGGATCACTTGCGTCAGGTTGTATGACTACTGCGTATTCCTTTTCTACGTCTAAGCGAACAGGAGCAGGGAATGTGAAAGTTGTAGCAACACTTGCATTATCAGACACACTTACTTGAGTGGGAGTATAATGCACTTTAGAAAAAGGAACAATCTGATTAGATGGATAACCATTTATCACTTCGCGAATCATAACGGTAACGCCATTACCTTCGTTAACGACCGGATCAAATCCGCCAGTGCCATCAGGAACTTGGAAAGTTACAGATTCCGCTTTACGTTTAAAGAACACATCAACTTTTGATAGGAACACAGAATTAGATCCTGCGCCCATACCTTGTTTAATGAAGAATGTCTGTGCAAGAGGATCACGTCCTCCAGTTGCTCTTCTTGGTAAATTACGAGTCGTCGTAGTTGCCGCAATATCAAAATCAGGCGCTCGTGTAGAAGTAGTCAGTGCCGCCTTTTCAACAGAAAAACTATATGCACGATAAGTAATAAAACCACGTGAAGTTGAAGCTGATTCAATTGAAGCAAATTGATCTACATCAACTACATCAAGAACTCGGTCACCAACGAAGAATGTCTCAGCCGGGATGTTAAATACTACTCTTAAGGTACCGTTGAAATCAGATTTTACTTCAGCACCTTTCAATCCAAATCTGCTAATTAAATTTGTATCATTAACCATCGAGCCTGGGTATATGTTGGCATTAACATCAACACCATCAAAGAAGAAATAATGTCTTGTATTAGGACGCAGACCAGTCATATAGACCTTTATGTCACGCGAAGCCATATAAGGTTGGAATCTAAAATCAGTAACAAAATCGCCTACCATATTCTCTGTAGTTGAAGGTGTGACTGTTAAATTACGAGTAGTAGTCTGTTCTTGTCTAGTTTGTTGCCAACCGCCAACATTGATAGGACGCCCACGTGCGCGGAACGTTTCGGGATCCCACGTTTCATTTGCCACTATAGTAGTTCTTGATATGTCAGTCAACGGAACAAACTGTTGTAAATTATCAACAAGATCATCAAACGCTGAGGTCAGGTCGATATCCAAAGTTACTGGATTAGTCGTTGTATCATAAGATGCATCGTAAGGTGGCGACACTGTTCCTTCACCATTATATTTGTAGAAATTACTCACGCAGTTTCTAAATTCAGAAGCGAATGGTTGGCTAATTAGGCTAACATCAGAATCCCGTAGAAGAGTTGCGACATTACCTTTTATGTCAGCTGTAGGAAATACAGAAACACCTGAACCCGCTTTATATATTAAATCAATAGGAAAGGTTTTTATTGATGGTGTTAACTTTTTACTACTAGATGAAACAGCAGAATTAAATTGCGGATCGCGAATATTAGCAAGCGTCAAATCGTTGAACGGATCTGCTAAGAATCCATTTTTGAATCGAGATAGTCCATCTTGATCTAGCACAGTTAAGTTTGCAGTTTCAGATTCCAGTTGACTCAATGAAACATAATATTCTAATCTCTCAATTTTTGATTCAAGGCTTCCTATGTCTTTCATTGTATAATTTTTTGTTCCTACAGGACGAGCCTTTACAGCATATTCTCTGCGCTGTTGATCACTAGCTTCTTGACTTGACAACGCAGGATAGCCAGGTACTTTCACTTCAGAAATTACAATGCTGTCAGAATCGATTTTAGGCGGCAACGCAAATTGTGCTTCAGTACCTTTGATTAAATTAATTTCGCCATATGAATTAGCTATGATTAAATCAACTCTTGTACGATAGTATTCCAAATCAGATCTTGCAGATTGATTAACAGAAGGAGTAAGCGCTACGCCTAAATCAGCAAATGTGGGACTTACATTAACACCTAAACTTTGTGATATGTTGGGTGCTGAAGCTATATCAACAGCTGTATAAGATGCAGCTGAGTCTTTATCTACATAAGGTCTGAAATCGAAACATTCTCTCAAGTTGTATTGTTCACCGTTTGTTGCGGTGTATACAGGTATGCTACTTTCTGGCAAAGCATTATCGTAACTTGTAATGTTAAAGAAATAACCCCCTGTTGAAGGATTTGGTTGGTATACTTTCAACGCAACTCTTAACTCACCAACTGGAGGGATAGGACGACCTTGAATATGTTCAACATAAGATCTATCATAGTAGAAATCTTTTTGGTTTGATACCAATCTGAAACTGCTAGAATATTCGTTATCGTCAACATCAAGAATGCTAATTATTTCATAAACATCAGGAAATCCTAAAGAATATTTAGTTTCTGATGTAGCGTAGCTGAACTTAACAAACGTATCTCTTGATTCTTTAAGGTAAGGTTCTTGACCAGCGCCAGATGAACCTAATATGTTTTTGTTATAATAAACGGTAACAGGATTTGCGGAAGCGCCTGGAGAACCCGCTAATGAGATTTCTAAATCACCAGTTCCTGAATTAACTGTTACTGATGAAACTGCCATGAAAGTGCTTGTTGCATCAATTACGACAATATCAGAATTGTCAAGAGCAAAGTCTTCATCATTTCCATCAGCAATAGTAATAACATCTGTTCCGTTATCATTAGCTGGAGTTGCTTGCGATACTGTTCTTACAGGCAATACTGTACCTGTAATCTCTTTAAGGCTAAACATTCCTGTGTCAAAAACAAGGGGACCTTTATTTGTCTGTCTTAATACTGGATTTACATTTGCATCACCAATTTGTATTCTGCCGTTACCTACGTTTGCTGGCGAGTCGATATACCAAGCACTAGAGAATCTGTTCGTACCTGTCATTCTGACGCCATATAAGTATAGTTTGCCGATACCTGTTCCTACGGCGCCTGTTAAATTAGATGCAAAACAAGTTCCTAAAACGCTTGAACCGTCTGGGGCTAATATGTCTAACCTTTCTGAATTTAATCCTAATATACCTTGGAAGTTAATTACATCTACGTATTGTCCGTAATTAAATGTAGTTGGTTGGCTAGATTGTATGTCAGTACCTGTTGTTGGGTCGATTTGATCTATTACGAAAGCGCGTTCGGCACTATTTTCAACTCGGTAACCTTTAACATATGCCGCGCCAGTACCGACAAGAACTTGGACGTCACCATCTCTACGATCTGTTTTTACTTTGAAGTCTTTTAATATATAATTACCCGATTCTTCATAAGTACGTCTTGCCATTTCTTCGCCAAGAACATTGTACTGTGATACATCACGTAAGGTAACTTCGTTTCCGTTTTGATATCTGATAAGCGCGAAGAATGTAGGATCAACATCACCAGCCGGAGTTTCGAATACTGTTAATATAGGAATTAATTCTAGACGATCTGCACCAGGTGCGTTTTGATTTGGTGCTGAGTTTGCATTATCATACAAGCTATTGTCTTGTAAAGATGTCTTGAGAGTTTCTTTTACACTATAACCAACTGATAAATCATTCGGAATGTTTGTGTATTTTGATACAATAAGAGTCTGTTCATCAGCAAAGAGAAAATGACCTTTTTGGAATATAACACCAGGTGCAGATTGAATGCCATATGCAGGACCTGTGTGAGGCTCAGGTGTGGATGTAATTGTAGTCACATTTATTTGAGCAATGTTCAATTCTTGAGAAATTGCTATAGCTTCATCACCAACTTTAAACTTATAAAGATTGACATTTAACTGCTCACCTGGCGCGAAAACTTTATCTGAATTACCAGCACTGTTGATATAATGCACGAAGAACGTATTGAGATCAGGTGGTCTTGTTTCAAAACCTCTGGTAGCAGATATGATATTTGCCTTAATTTTACTTGCATCGCCTTCCAATTCATACAAATAGTCCACTTCAATAAAGATACCTGAACCCACTGGGAATTCTTCCGTAACTCTACGACTTATATATGAAGTTGGATCAAAACCAAGCAAGTCACCAACTTTAACAAACGAAAGCCCATCAAGAGTAGAAAAGTTGCAACCTTTAACTATACTACCTTCTTTAAAGATATTATCGCCAAATTGCTCGACTTGATTTTGTAGCATCGTTTGTAGCTGTGTCATTTCTCTTGCTTGCACAGCGAATCCAGGCTTGAACAATATCTTGTAATATTGCTTTTCAACGTCATAGTCGTCGAAATATGGTGCTGTGTTAAGATCTGTATTAATAGGCATTTTTAATTCTCTTCCTTAAAATTCAAGAACAAACTTGAACTCTTCTCTTGATTGATCAGTACGCGGGAGTGGTATAAAATCTTCTAAGAAATACACTTCGCCAGTTCTTTGTATGTACGGTGATGTTATGATACTATTTATACCAATTATTTGACCTGTCTCATTTCTAAGTGATTCATTTTCATCTAGTGAAATATCAGTACCTGAAACTTTAGGATATGGACCATTATATTCTGCAATGTAAAATGTGTTGCTATTTATATCAACTTCATGTATTTTACCAGCAAAGGTTATGTTATTATTTATATCAAATTGATTTACAATGGTATTAACAACTACTGCGGATATATCATCAGTATTAACAGCAATTCGATTATCAAAAACAGCTGGGGTACTAGAATCGAAAGACGGATTCTTTACCAAACCTAGAGATGAATAATCATTAGTAGCTCCGATTGCATTATTATCAACTAATCTTATGTAAGCATACACCAGAAAATGTTTGCATTTTAATTCATCAAGTAAACTACTACCATGCCCGCCTTTGGGTGATAATACACCTCTAACGACAGCTCTAGAATCTATGGAATTGGGGTCTTCGGGATTAAAATCAAAAGATGGATCGACAATACTCACAGATATATCACTGTAACCATCACCTGCAGTTGCGCCTGTATCTGCAATAAATCCTCCATTGATTATAGTAATCGACGTTATCTTGCCATCATTAACGTTTGCTATAGCTTCAGCGCCAACACCATCACCAAGAATTTGAACGCGTGGTAATATTTTTACTATAGCGTTCGATTCAACTCCTGTTAAATTTCCTTCTACACTTATTCTAGCAAAGTTACCACTTGTGAAGAATTCATATGAAGATATTGTATGCAAAAACGAAACACCACTAGGGTTAGTAAAATATATAGACTGTCCAGAATAATAATTTAGTATAGGATTCCAAGAACCTTCAGTACTTATCGCGTCGACTGTATTGGGCGATCCGCCTGCAGGAAATGGATTGCCCTGTAAAGCACCATCTTCAGATTCGTAACCAAAATTAGTTTCTGAATTTTCTACAATTATTTCTGATACCTGCGATCCTTTTTGTGTAATGAAATCACTTGTAAGATCACTTGTAAGACCGCTAACAGGAATTACAGGTATATAACCGAGCGCATTATAAGCATCAAATTGTAATTGAGATAAAGCATACATATATTTCCAGACATACCCATCAGCGGTCTCGTAAGTCTGATTTGGGGTTCCGAAAATATAGTTCGGTGCACTGCTAACAACACTATCACCGTTATTATTTAAACATTTATATACTCTATAATCACTTGTCGTATTTTCATTAGGACCAACGACTGCATAATACTTCTTGTCTTCCAGATCTGCTGCATCGTCATATTGAACATAGGCGGTACCACTCTGCCAAGGATAATATTTTATCATAAATTTAACATCAGTTGACTTATCAACTTCTTTACCGAACAGACATTTACCAAGGAACTCATTCTTGGATTTAACTGAGTTTGCAGACACCAAGCGTTCTATACCAGAAGCGAATATATAATAATCGCTTGCTAGTATATCATTGACGAATAATCTGGTCGTGTCTGTTTTAAAATTTGTGGTCAATATTTCTGGCATGATTTCATTTGTCCAATCTATTATTTCTTTATTTGTTTATTTATTCAAGTGGCGATTGACTGATGCCATCGTCATTAAATACTCGAGCGAATCTTTGTTTTGTGTTTCCATTTGCTTTTGCTTTGAATGAAAATTCACCAAATAACTTTGTTCCTGCTAAGTGAACATTCTGTTTCAACAGTTCTTCATATTGAGCAGTTCCCAACATCGATTTTATTTGATATGAGTATTCTTGAAAGAAATCGCTATCTTGTATTCTCATATTACTGTCGTAGTATATTTGTTTATTTGAATCTGTCGGATCTGTAGGATCTGCAATAAATCCATTAATGTGTGAAGATAAGGAACCCCAAAAACCGGCGGTCTTTCCTTGTATCGAAGCTACAGCAAAACCTTCAGCTTGTACCTCACCATCTTCAACAAGAGATATTGTATCTCCTGATGTGTAACCAAATCCAGAATTAACTACAGCTGCCGCGGTTATTTTTCCTATTGCAAATTGGGTTCTCGCTTTTATGGTTGCATTTTCACCAAACACTTTAGAATTAAAATCAACTCCTATTCCAGTTACAATTAACGGACCGCCAGAACCTGTTATACGGTTAATTACTATATCATTATTATCTACACTTATATCGCTGAATCCGTTATAATCATAAGGAGTTACTGTTATTTCGAAACTAACCGCATCTATTGATCTTACAATTCCCTTTATGTTTGAAGATATTTCTTCGATTATATCACCAACGCTCAACTGAGCAGGTATAGCAAGAACGGTTATTGTTTGATCCTTCAAATCAAAAGTGTTTATTAAATCATCTTCCGCTATTACAAATACATCATTTATGTAGTCAGAACCTGGATTTAAGTTTGCAAATGATTTTATGCTTCCTATTGTAACGACTGTCAGATCAAATGCATCTCCTATAGTCGTGTTTACATCTTCAGCGCCTGCTCCAGACATGCCATAATCTGCTGAATTTAATGTGACTGAAGCAAAATCTCCTATGACGTCTGTTATTACGGATATCACTGAGGTATTTTCTAGCTCATTAACCCTGACATCGGATTGATTTCCTGTGTCTGGAGACAATAAACCTGGAGACGAATTGTTAGAAGAAGTAATGCTAATCGTCGCAGGTAGTGCTATATTGCTTGAGCCCCTTTCGAGTGTATTTATTACATCGTTTAAGTTTGCTGTGCTGAATGCAGTACCGCCTTGAGTTCTTACTCCAATCGAAGAAGTATTTTGACCTATAACAACGGCATCACCACTTGTATTTCCAATTCTTTCGCCTATCTTCACGACAAGATCTGGGTTGTTCAATATGATAACTTGGTCTGATACAAGTAACCTAGTATTTTCAACACTGTAACCATAACCGCCATCTGCAACTGTATATAAAACTTCACCCGTAAACTCTTCTGATACATCAGTTATTATAGCAGTGCCGTTTATTCCGTATTGAGAGACTACATCATAAGTGTCTCCTATTTTATTTCCTGTAGTGCTTCCCAAGGTTTCGTCTATTTCGATTTCACTTAAGGAACCATTCATTCTACCGAATAATACCACTTCACCTTTAATGTTAGATTCAACATCATCATATTTGGTGAAAGTACCTTGAACGCTGTCAAGATAAATAATGGCAGTACTGATACCATTTAATTGGATGAAATTTACTTTGTTTACAGCAGCTTTAGCTTTTGATGCAGAACCTGTAATGTTGCGTCCTATAAGATCGTTATAAGTATATTTTATACCAGACAAGGAACTAAACGACCTGTCATTAGGAAACATTTGTAAATAAGTACCAGTTCTCCATTGTGAGTTTGATGGTTTAAACATCTGTTTTGACGGGTAATATATTTCAACTTCTTCTTGATAAAAAGCACTGAAGAACATTTGAATACCAGCTTTGGTTCCTTTGCGTCTGTAAAGGTCAACTATATTTTTTACGGCAATTCTTATATTTTCTTGCTTGAAAGGCAAATCTGCCATATATTTCTTTTGAAAAAATATAAGCATACTTTCAAGTGTTGTCGATATATCTCTATATTCAAATAGTCTACGCGCAACATAATGACTTTGATTCTCTTGCGTTTCTACAAATACATAATACTCTTGTATGAGTGCTACTAATTCTGGGCCGCTTTCTCGAAATATAGCCGGAAACTGTTGACTAATCAGAAACGCAATATTCTTTTCTATTTGTTGCATTAGAATACCTTATTGAAAATTGTTAGTTGACGAAGTTGAACCCACAATAGATCCTTCTTCAACCGTTACTTTAACTTTTACATCATCATCTCGTATAATGAATACTCTTCCTTTCGGAGCTTTAATATCATTTACTGCAGTTGTTGCAACTATTTTTATTGCAGAACCCACAAATGAATCAGCAATGAAATTAACCAAATTAACTTCGCCGTTTGTATAATCAACCGTTCCTGCAGTTGGATTTATAACAGTTGGATTAGTAAGATCATCAGTAATCAATTGTATATTTCCGGCACCGTCATCCTGAAGGAACATACAGGTGTTCCCGACATCAAACAAACTACTTTTTATTGCAGGTTTGAAGTTTACAAATCCATTCGTATCTTTATAAGCATATGGTTTAATTAACTCTGTGGAGAATTTAAACGTAGGATTTGTTGCAATTTTCACTACAGGAGAAAACTCAATAATAGGTTTTGCTGTAACAAAAGAACTTTGAATTGCAGTATCTACATTGTCAATATCTCTTGAAAGTTTTGACAGTCGTAAAGTCCGATTAAAATCTTCTAATGAATTATCAGAATAACTCTGTATAGCATTACGAACCAAAGTTTCAATTTCATCTATTGATTTTGTTGCGAGTTTAGAGGTAGTGGAAACCTTTACATCTAGATCTGCATATAAAAACTTTGTTGAAATAAATATAGGTTCGATACCTAGAGGACCACGTGAATCTAAATATCGCAAGTATGAGTTTGCTAATGTTGTAGCAACAAGTTGTGCATCGTCTTTTAAGTAGACAGAAATTGCAACTTTACCAAATTGTGGAGGTTGCAGTTCGTCGCCTCCATAAGCAGAAACTGCTGATATTTCTGGAAAGTTTTGTTTAAGTAAAATTTCATAATCGCTTGTCGTAATTGCACGTTCTTGTATTTGTGTAGATTTCGGAGCGAAGAAACGAATACTTTCAATTGATTCCCTTTCAGCACCACCAATCGCTCTTGTAATTGTTTCGACATTTATACTAGCACCATCGAGGAAGCTTGCATTGAAACCAGTCGCGCCATTTGCTTCTTCGCCACTTGTTATTCTGTATTTTACGCGAACGTCTTCAAACTCTTGAGGTTGAAGGCCAAAAACATTACGACCGAAATAGATTGAGTAACGATCATCAAAATATGGTTCGACATAAAACACTTTATCTTTAGGACTTATACCGAATATAGTACTTGTGTAGGTGTAGATATTTTGATCTTCTGTTTCTTCGGCATCAACATACACCACAAGAGAATCCGTATCTACGGTCTCATTTGATAATGCTACTCTCAAAACACCATCTTCATCGACAATAAAACCTTCTCTTTCAAACGTATCTAACATCGTGCCTTCATAAATTGTTATGTTGTCTGTAGTGTAGACACCATTCGCAATTTTTCGTGCTACATAAGTTTCATTAGTAACGAAGTTAAAACTTGTACCTGAAAATGAAGTTGTAAATTCGGAATACTGAGGTATTACGATAGTTTGATTTGTATCACCAGCTACTGTATTAATAGTCAATTTGACAACGGCCTTTGCTGATTTACGAGAACGCGGTAAATAATTCAATTCTTTCGCATGTGAAGCAAGTGAATTCTTAAGACGAGCAGAATCCAAAAACATTTCGCCTATAGCCATATTCGTATAGAAGTTATTTTGAAAACTGTTGTAGGCCAATACATCAAGTATTGTATTCATATTAGAACCGTCGAAGTCATAATCTTTAAACTGTGATTGTGTTTGCATATAACTTTTCAGTTGTGCCTTGATGCCTTCAAAATCTAGTTCTGTAATTGGAGTTGTTGGTTGTGCCATTTTATCTTATCCTTTCTAAAATAACGTCAAGCGTTACAGGTCTGTCTATATTCGAGACATAAAAATTTATAGTTATTTGTACTGAACTTTCATCGTAATCGGCCTTTACCTTAATGGCAAGTATCTCAGCACGAGGTTCGTATATTTCTATAGTTGATCTTACTTTATCTTCTATTAATCTTATAACAGCTGGAGTCATGTTCTCAAACAGCATTTCCCTAACACCGCTACCGATGTTTGGTCGCATTAATCTTTCACCACGATCAGTCAGTATCAAGTTCTTTATTGATTCCTTTACTGATTCTTCATTTTTAAACACCGCAATATCACCCGACACAGGACTGACAAGTAAGTCTTTCCTTATATCAGAATATATTTCTGGTTTTTTAGTTCTTGGTGTAAAAACTGGTATAGTCATATTACGCTCTTAATGGTCTTAAATCTAAATGAAGGTATCCGTCGTATGATTTGACAAAACGAAACCCTGCTTTTAATGCTGCTTGTTCTAATTTTTCCACATCCCAACCTTCTGTTGAAACATCGACGCACAACCCGCTTAGGTGGGCATTTTCTGGCGCACCGTTTATCTTATTATATTCATCACTAACCCAACCAAGTTTTACCGTAATCTTTGGAGACCCAGAAACAAAATTAGAACTTTCTATATCCCACATGCGAATTAAAAACACTCTCAGTGTTGGGTCAAGTCCAGTCCAACCTTTCATGCCTAACAAATCGTCATTAACCCAAGAACCATCAACAGCTATTTTTTTATTCGATCCAGATTTTATTGAGTTGCAACTTGGCAAAGCTAAATATTCTTGCACATCGGGCTTTTTGGGATTAATCGGGGTTCCTCCAGTTGGAGTTATCACTTCACCTCCAGTACCTTCCCATAACGATTCAATGCTATTTATATTCTTTTTACGCAGCTCTGGTGGCATGCGTATCGCACCCGCGCGTAGTGCACTAGATGTGGTTATGTTTGATATCGTCTTTAATCTGTTTGCAATTCTTGTGTATTTAAATTCGAATTGTTTCATAGGAGTAGTAACATCATTAAACAATGCTTCGATATTTGTTAAGTAAGCACATATTCTCACAACAAGAAATTCAATCTGCGCAATGCTTGGATTTTCGAATAAACTAAGTGCATAATCAAAGGCACCTACAATCGTTTTTGCTATTAATGATTTATTTTTTTCGGAAAACATAAGGCAAGCATTATCTTTTTCTTTCATTATGCCACGGATTGTTAATTCATCTACGAAAGTGCTTGTGTTATCGAATAAAGTATTAATGCTATTAAACAAATTTTCTAGCACGGAAACAACCGCGTCAACAATTCTTTTAACTTCTTTTTCAATTCTATCTCTCAATTCAACAGCGAGAGCTTGTACGGTAGCAGCAATGGTAAGATCTTTATATTCTTCTCTGAATGCCTTGATCTTATCAACAACGTCGAATATTAGATTTCCAATTTCTGAAAGAAAATCAAAGAAACCGCCCAGCGCGCCAAATATACTTTCGAATCTTGTGCATAATGCTGCCAAGGCGCCTGTGCGTATAGTCTTAGAATAATAATCTTCAAGGTCAAATAAAGAACGAGCATAATCTCTATTCGTCTTGGTTACGACTCCAGTCGGGTTTTGTCCGTATTGTTGCATGAAATCTGCAAATTCAGCAGCTGATATATTCCCAGAATTTAATCGTGCCTTTACTGACGGATATATATCAGGTACTGTTCTTTCGCTAATTGTTAAATTGAACGCTTTTAATGAGTCGTAAAAAACATCGGCACCATATTTACTCGTCGCCAAGGTTACTGGGTTGTTTTGTGAATCACTTAATATATTATTAGTAAATTCTTGTGTAAAAACATCAACTTGATTTAGTGTGTATTCACCGTTTGCATTTGTTAAGGGACCTGGTTTGTTGTTCAAAATATTCTGTTGTGTTTGATCGTTTAGGTCTATACAAGTCATATTATGGCACCTTCTTTTTAGTTATTTCGTCGCTTGCAGAGATTATGCCCACAGCACTGCCTGAACTATATTTTTGTCCTATAGGCGCAGAAACGGACATTGAAGTAGGTTCTGGCATTTTAATTTTACTAACACCAAATGTTGGGGTTGTAATTGAATATGAAGGTTGGGATACAGATGGAGAACCATCTGCAATAGCAACAGTTGAACCGTTTAAAGTAGCAGCTCCGATTGCTTGAATGTCCAACGTGCCAGATGCACTTATATTCATAACAGAATTACTATGTAAATTCAATCCAGCACTTACCTCAGAAGCACTTGACGAAGCACTTGCACGGATCGAAATATTGCTTGCTGATAGCGAGTGATCAAAAACTGCAGTTGAATTTAAAGATCCTGATGCAAATATATCGACATCACTTTTATCGGAACCGTCAGCTGATATGTTAATATAATCGCTGTTAAGTATCAAGTTCTCTAAACCTTCGATATGAACTGCAGTCGCGGCTTTAACTGTAACTTGTCCAGCATTCGCTTCAATCTTCACATCAGTAGCTCTCGCTTGTATTTGAGTGCCTGCATTTAAGTTTAATTGATTTGCTATACTAAATTCAGCACTGCCATGAACTTGCAATTTATAATTTCCATTGACTTCTTCAGTTTTATTACCGTGTGTGTAGACATGGCTGTCACCGTGAATGTGAACTACGCTTCTACCTCTAACATGTAGATGTTCATTACCTCCAGTTACTGTGTAGTGATCCTTTGAAGATTTATAAGTAGTCGTTCCTGTGGAATCCATTTGAACGAACGAACCAGCACCATGATGGATCATAATTCTTTCCGCGCCTGGCGTATCGTCTATTTCAACAGAATGTTTTGAAGTTTCAATAACACGATTATAAGGATATTTAGCTGCATAAGCAGAATTTGGTTCCGACCATTTTTCATCGGTGCCTGCTACTTTTGCATCTTCTACTCTATTCATCTCTTGTGGCAATATATAAGTTTCTTCTAAATTTTCGCCGCGTGCCAATCTTGAATTCTGAGGATTACCAATATCACGTGGTGCAGAACCTTTCGCGTTTATAGTACCATCGAATTCTGGTACAACACCCCAGCCATATTTGATAGGATCTGCCGCTTCGGTCATTTGTTGAGGTATTAAACCCAACACAAGAGGATGCTGTGCATCACGACCATCTAAAAACATTCCGTAGACGAATGAGTTTAAAGCAGGTGGCAGATTGTTTGGATCATAGTTTCCTGCAGCACAAATTGCCCAAGGTAATTCATGGGGTTTTATTTGATCTGAAGTACCATGAACACTAAATGCTCTCACTCGTACTCTACCTTCTAACCTCGGATCATTATTATCTTCAATAACACCTATAAAGAATAAAGGA